AATTAAAATCAGAACAACTTTATAGTCCACAACTATTTGCATTAGCGTGTTTAGATCAAGCTAACTTAGTTGTGCCTGTACCAAAACCAAAAGATTGGAAACAACATTTTTTAAAACCAATGATGCAAGGATTGCAAGAAGTAGAACCATTAGAATCTTTAGATCCAGTAAATGAGTTAACAGGATTGTTGCAAGACTGGACAACCAATAGACAATCAGCAAGAACTTGGGATGATATATTAAACAAACTACCATACACCGATGACAAAAGAGAGTTTACATATTTTAGAATGGAAGACTTTTATAATTTCTGTAAACGAAATCATTGGGAAAAAGATAAGAATCAAACAGGTAATTTAATAAAACAACTCGATGTATTTGTAAACGAAGAAAGAGTTAGAATTAAAAAGCAACAACCAAGACTAATTAAAATTAAAACAATGAAACAAACAGAAGCATCTGTTTCTAAGATACCATATCAGGAAGAACATTTCTAATGACTAACTACATAGTAAAAGAAATAAAAATTAAAAAACATAAATATCAATTAGAGATATATCCTCCACGAGAAGGATGTAATGGTACAGAAGGACCCTACTATGAGATATTTCCACTGGATTATGAAGCATCTTTGTATGCATTTAGTAATAAAGAAAAAATAAATCAATTAATAAAAAAGGAACATTTAAGTGAAGACAATAATATTGGGACCACCGGGAACGGGAAAGACAACAACACTACTGAATCTGGTCGATGAGTTTATTCAGGACGGTATAAGACCAAAACAAATAGGGTATTTCTCATTTACTAAAAAAGCTGCAACGGAAGCAGCATCGAGGGCCGCGGAAAAGTTTAGCTTAGATCTAGAAAATGATTTAGATAATTTTAGAACACTTCACTCTTATGCATTTGCACAATTAGGTATGACAAAAGAAAAAATGATGGGTCGAGATGATTACAGAGAGTTTGGTGAGAAATGTGGCATACCAATTAAAGTTGCTAAATTTTCTGACAGTGATGGTACATTTAATTCTGATAATGAATATCTTACAATTATAAATACAGCGATTGTAAAGAGAAAAGATTTATTGGAGTATTATGATTCTCGTCAAAATATTTTAGATATTGAACGTAATACTTTATATCTTTTAGCAGAAGAATTAAAAAGGTTTAAACAAGAAAAAAGACTAAAAGATTTTAATGATTTACTTTTAGATTTTATTGCAAAAGAAACTACACCAAGTTTTAAAGTTTTATTTATTGATGAAGCACAGGACTTATCTTTGTTGCAGTGGGAGATGGTAAGAAAACTTTGGGGTAATGCAGAAAAAACTTATATCGCTGGTGATGATGACCAAGCAATATTTAAATGGGCAGGCGCAGATGTAGATCATTTTATTGCACTCAAAGAAGAAGTAAATGATATAAAAATTTTAGATCAATCTTATCGTATACCTGGTGGACCCATTCACGAACTATCACAAAAGATAATTGGTCAAGTACAAAATAGATTTGATAAAGAATATAAACCAAGAACAGAAGAAGGAATACTCCGTAGATATTCTGACGTTACACAAGTAGATATGTCAAAAGGTAATTGGTTAGTATTATCTTCTGCAAATCATTTTTTAGATTCAGTAAAAGAAGTGTGTGAATTACGAGGATGGTATTATCAATACAAAGGTAGCAACTCTATACCTTTAAAATTATTATTAGCTTTAAATAATTGGGAAGCTTGGCGTAAAGGTTCTATGTTGAACCATTTAGAAATAAAAAATATTTATGAATATCTTGGATCAAATGTGTTGGAAGGTTTTAGAAAAGGTAAAACATTACATTCTGATGATCGTTATACATTACAAGAGTGTAAAGACAAACACGGTTTGATTACAGATAAAGTTTGGTTCGAATCTTTTGAAGGATTAGATACCATAACTGAAAACTATATTCGTAATATGAGGGCGAATGGAGAAACATTAAATAGAAATCCTCGTATAATAATGTCAACAATACACGGAGCGAAAGGAGGAGAAGCTGACAAAGTCTTATTGATGCAAGACTTAACAAACGCTGCACTTGAAACATTTAGTTATGATCCAGATGAATTACATAGATTATTTTATACTGGAGCAACAAGAGCGAAGCGTGAATTGCACGTATTAGATCCAAGAGATTTTGATAAAGCTTATTTAATATGACACATAAAGAATTATTTAAAGGTACAACATACGATAGTTTAGAAAAGCAGGTCGGCGGGAAACATTATAAAAATTTTCGCATACAGCCAGCACAATTTATAAACGAAAATAGACTTGAGTTTGCTGAAGGAAACGCTATAAAATATATTTGCAGACATAAATTTAAAGGTAAAGAAGAGGACGTGAGAAAAGCAATTCATTATTTAGAAATGATATTAGAGAGGGATTATTCGTGAGGAGTACACAAATTCCTCTGTTCACACCAGAAACAGAATGGGTTATGCCTGAAGAACTAAAAGATCTTCGTGGGGCCAAAGAAATAGCAATTGACTTAGAGACGAATGATCCTCAGTTATTAGAGCTAGGCTCTGGTAATGTCACTGGAAAAGGGCACATTGCTGGCGTTGCGGTGGCCGTAGAGGGGTGGTCAGGCTATTTTCCTATACAACACGAGTCTGGTGGAAATATGGACAAAAAACTGGTTTTTTCGTGGCTCCAAGACTTATTCAATCAAGAGGATTCTACCTTTATATTTCACAATGCAATGTATGATATTTGTTGGTTACGATCAGCAGGACTAACAATCAAAGGTAAAATTGTAGATACAATGATAGCGGCCAGTTTGATTGATGAAAATAGATTATCGTACCGATTAGATATACTTGCAAAACATTATGTGGGTATGGGTAAGGATGAAAATATTTTACAAGCCGCAGCAAAAGAATACGGACTCGATGCAAAAAAAGATATGTGGAGATTACCCGCGATGTTTGTTGGGCAGTACGCGGAGCGTGATGCAGAGTCTACACTTAAACTTTGGAAACGATTAGAAACAGAATTATACCATCAAGAACTTTGGGATGTATTTAATTTAGAGACAAAATTATTTCCGTGTTTAGTAGATATGAGATTCAAAGGTGTCAGAGTCGATCTCGACAAAGCTGACAAAATTAAAAAATATTTAATAGATAAAGAGCGAAAAATAATTAATAAAATCAAGGACTTAACAGGAGTTGATGTAGAAATTATGGCGGCTCGAAGTATTGCAAAAGCTTTTGACAAATTAAAACTACCGTATGACAGAACTGCAAAAAGTAATGAACCAAGTTTTACAAAAAACTTTTTACAAAACCATCCACACGAATTACCAAAAGCAATTGCTGAAGCAAGAGAAATAAATAAAGCACATAGCACATTTATAGATTCAATAACTAAACACGCAGTTGATGGAAGAATACACGCAGATATAAATCAAATAAGATCAGATCAAGGTGGAACTGTTACAGGAAGATTTAGTATGTCTAATCCAAACCTACAACAAATTCCTGCAAGACATCCAGAGTTAGGTCCTTTGATTAGATCTATTTTTATTCCAGAAAAAAATACAACGTGGGGATCGTTCGACTACTCACAACAAGAACCAAGAATTTTAGTACACTATGCAAAGCTACAAAACTTAACTGGTGTAGATGAAATTGTAGATGCGTACAATGCAGGTGATGCAGACTTCCACCAGGTTGTTGCAGATATGGCAGGCATTGAACGTAAACAAGCTAAAACTATTAACCTTGGTTTGATGTATGGTATGGGTAAAAATAAATTAATGGCAGAACTAGGTTTGATGAAAGAGTCTGCAGAAAAACTAATTAGACAATATCATTCAAGAGCTCCGTTTGTAAAACAATTGATGGATAATGTATCACGTAAAGCAAATGATCGTGGTAAGATTAGAACACTAGGTGGTCGGGCCTGTCATTTTGATTTATGGCAACCTGTTCAATTTGGTGTTTATAAACCATTACCATTAGAACAAGCACGAAAAGAATATGATGAACCATTAAAACGTGCATTTACTTACAAAGCATTAAATAAATTAATTCAGGGATCCGCCGCAGATATGACAAAAAAATCAATGGTGGCACTCTATGAAAATGGTATAGTACCACACATTCAAATTCACGATGAAGTAGATATTTCTGTTGAGTCTGATGCAAAAGCAGAAGAGATAATACAAATTATGGAGTCTGCAGTAGAATTAAAAGTCCCTAACAAAGTAGATTACGAGGCGGGGGCTAACTGGGGTGATATTAAGTAATGGCATATTTAAACGCAAACATACCAACCATTTATGCACAGGTGAGAAGGGAGTATTTATATGATCTTAAAAAGCATCACGGAGAAGTTGAAGACTGTATTATCTTCGGTATTACTAGTATGGGGGGCCGTGCTATATTATTTCACGCTCTTATGGGTAACGGTGCAATATTTTATCGCTTACCAATTAGCGCGTTTATTCAAAAGGGATTTGACCCATCCAGAGTGCCCACAAGAAGACTTGATGAACTGGAGCTTTGGAATTGTTTTTCTTATTATCCTACTGTCACTCATTGGGCTATTTTAAGCGCAGCTTCAGGTTATTATTTTGGTAAAGATAAAAAGAAACACTATGGATCTTATTTATTTACAGTTGACTGGGGACACCCAGATGCTAATATACTAGACACTGACCATTCAGAGATACCGCACGAACATAAGTGCGCTCACATAATTGCTTTAGATGATGGCAATTTTGCAGCACAACCTAACAACAGATGTATATGGGATTTACCTTCATTCACTGTCAAAGATAATGTGCCTGATTGGAAAGTACAGACTAATGAATGGAACGTGGAAGATTCAGGTAAGTGGAGAACCGCTGATACTGATGACTTCTTCTACGAGATCGAGGAGCAAAAAGATGATTGAAAAAATTAAAAATTCAGCAATGCACTACTGGCACGAGCATAAAGTAGTAGTAATTGTAGTGGCTGTTATTATTGCTGCAGCACTGATATTGTAGGTTTTATGACGGGAGATTGTTATGGACTACAGATTCACCGCAATTCTCATCATTTTACTTTGTTTATTAACAGTTTTTGTTAGGCCCAATAATCCCACATTGAAAATTGATGGCAAAGATTATATACTGCCGAAACCAAAACCAAAATTAAATGAGTAATAAACCTTTAAATATTTCGGAGTCGGCGGCTGTGCAAATGCCGATGAAAACGGTAGCTAGCTTAATTTTGCTAGTCGCAGCCGGCGTCTTCGCATACACCGAGTTGACGGCCAGGTTGGTATCGTTGGAGACGTCACGTGAGTTGTTTGAAAATGATTTGTTAAAGAAAAGTGAGCAAGTGCCCACGGACCAGGAACAACATTTTTTAATCGAGGATCTTTACAAAACCGTTGAGAAAATGGAACAAACACAAGAAATGAATATGACTAACAAAGTTAATATAGAATTTTT